CAGGTCATGTTGCTAGTATTACTGGCATCGCAACTTCAGGTGCTCCACATGGCAAACCAGCTGTACCGATACATCAAGGAAGTGAAGCGCTCGATGATCTTTGCAAAACGTCGAAGAATATCTTTGCTTGGGGCTGCACCGACGACTTAGCTGAGTCGTATAGGCTATACCCAGGCGCAAATCTTGTTGCCGTTCACCACGGTAGCCTTGCATCCTCCTGGGGCAATGATGTTTTTAAGAGGCAACTTGAGTTTTGCAGAAGCGGAGTTGCGGTCAACCGCGATGTCGCTAATCGTTTTGGTGTGCGGTTTATCCGCAATCCTGTAGATCCTGCTCGGTCTGATCCTCAGGGCGATATGCCAGAGCAATTAAGGCTACTTAGCGATCACAAGATCGTGCTATGGAACCATAGACCGAGCGCAGAGAAGCGACCAAGCCTTGCGCAAGAGATAGCAGAACTGCTACCAAATGGCTGGAAAATGCTCTTTACTGGCGATAATAGAATCATTTCGACACCAAAGCTAATCAATATCGGACAAATTGGACATCCAGGGCATTATTTAAGCCGATGCTCAGTCTTTTTGTCGACGGCTGACCAAGAGGCGTTTGGCTACTCGTTAGCTGAAGCTATTCTCGCAAATCGGCCGACAGTTGCTGCTCCAGCAGGGCTAGCACTTGATGGCTGGACGACCGAGGTCGTTGAAAGCAATCATCCTTCTGTTTGGGTCGATGCTATCCTTAGGGCTGATCGCGAAATGCCGGCCGACCTAGCTTTGCGGCGTGAAATGTTTGAAAAAGAGTATCTGCCAGCAGTCGTAATGCCACAATGGGAAAGCCTACTTGTATAACTTCCAAATCTGCGTTTATACGCATGCTGATCGAGTCGAGTGCAATGTTACCTAATCGGCTAAAAACAGCGTATTTAGGCCAAAAATAAGCGTTTTTCGGCTATCTAATGTCGTTTGAAGCAATGCAACTAAACCTGGCTATGCATACCCCCTCAAAGTGGCAATTTTGTTTGTAATGTCTGCATCCTAGATGTAGGCCACGGCGGTCGCGTCTCAAAATGAGACTAGAATCTGACCAGGGGGGGATAGTCACACCCGTACACCAACCAAAAGTGGGGTAACCAGGTCATCGCAGCTCAACTTTGCGAACAGTTTTTTGGCATTCGTCATTCGTCATTCGTCATTCGCCACTAGGCGTAGAGCGTAGAGCGTAGAGTCTCGAGCGTAGAGTCTTGGGCGTTAGAGTCTCGAGCGTAGAGCGTAGAGTTTCGAGCGTTAGCATACGCGCATAAAAAAACCACCTGCACTGCTGCAGGTGGTTTCAACTAAACCACGCTATCGATTATCGACTAGAATTCTATGCGACAACCATAGTTGCCTATCGTCAGTGTATCGGCGATACCATGATCGCCTATCTGCTTAGCAAACCCAATTGTCCTTGCGTGGTGCTTTGCCGCGTTATGACCTTTCGCTCGCAAGAGAACCACAACGCCGCTACCATCAATCTCCCTACGCCGTAAATCGTGAACATCACCGTCTACTGTGCGATAATCTTTGTCGCCTATGGTAACGTAGTTAGGCAACACCCCGAACTTCCGATGCTGTGGATTGTAAGTTGTATCAACCACCATTGCCACATTGCAACCCGCATCCAGTAGGGCTGTCACGCGCTCAACACTAGTAGTCTCTTTAACTGAGAATGTTAGGTGGTAATTATGGTCCCATTCCATGCTACGCAACGCGCGATTGTAGACTGCAGTGTAATCGTAGTTATAGTCGGCAATTGCGAATAATTCCGGTTTCATATTCTCCCATGGCAAGTCGCTTGCAATGTTACCACGAAATCCCAACTTCTCACCTGCAGAATCGGCGAGTAACTTATGCTTGCCAAGTTCAATCGCGATTAACCCAAAAAACAGTTCGCGATCATCAAAAAACAACGCTGTACGATTCCGCGCCGCGCGTTGTACTGTTGGCATCGCCGCGCGCCCCGCAGTCTTTAAAACGCATGCTTCAATACATCCAATCGATGCTCCACTACAAAGATTCCCTAACCCGCTAGACTTGTGCGGCGACAATGCCACGCCCACCACCCGCGCCGCAACGCCTACAATATCTTTTTGTAGTTTTGCGTTGCTTGTGACAAGTGAAGAAATTGAAACGTACTCACCCAAAGATTCTGAAAAGTATTTCATTGAACTAAACTCCCAAAAAAACATTGAAACAACAAAAAACAAACTAACCAACGAATTCACGAGAATCCCGCACAAAACATTCACTATCGTTCATTACATCAACGTCAACGTACGTTATTGCAATGCGAACTTGCTTGAATTTTGCCACAAGTTCCAATGACAACGAAGCAAACGCATCATCAAACAGTTCGCATGCGATTTCATTGCCAGAAGCGCCTTCAATGACATCGGTAGTTGGTAGCAACTCGAGCGCGTTGCAATGATCATTCCCCCGCAAAACATCACAATAGCTTCCAAAAACATCCCAACGCGCAACAAACAAAACCTTTCCATTGCTACGCGCTGCAATAAGTACCTTGCTAAGCATGATCATTACCCCATAAAAAACATAGAAACAACAAAAACACCCTACAAACTGTAAACCTTAGTTGCCCACGCAAAGCAAAAAAACAAGCTAACGCCTAGAAAAACACCAAACCAGACGCACAAACAAGTAAATCGCTTATCAATTGCACTCATAACAACTTCCTTTTCAAAAAAACCAACAAACCAACCACACAACAAGAATATCGTCTAACGACGCATAAGACAACGCAAAATAGCGGTACTTTATCATCTTTTTTTTACTCGAATTGGTTAGTGTACGGCTGTCACTTTTCCCGTTTTTTAATCTCATTCCGCGCCTATTTTAGTTTTTAAAAATGGAATAGCCACTGATCAATTTTCCAGACGATTTTTGCGCCCAGCCACCCAATCGCCTACCACCTAATTTCGGATCTCATTTCGGCCGCCTGTCGGCCCCACAAGCTCCCGCATTTACACCCGCTGAGCGCCGACCCCCTCCCCCCCCTAAAATTTCAAAAAAGCTGCCGTATTCCCAAATTTTTTTCGAGCCGTTGCGAAACGAAAAAACCCGCATTGCTGCGGGTTCTCGTCAAAGCCGAAAACAATTTTTTCTCACCAGAGGTTCAGCATGGTTGAGACAACGTCTTCAATGCGCTCCAAATCATGCGCATCGATGCCCAGCCAAGTATACGGCGCAATCCGCTCAATGATCTTCCAGCTGATTGATTCTGGAATATCACCCGCAGCTATGGCGAGCTCCAACGCAACTTCGAGCCCCCGCATAACGCTTTCGAGGTCGCGATGATAGGTAATCCTTGGCATAACAAGCCCAGGTCGGTCTATTGTCATCTTAAACATTGCTCAAATCTCCATACAGTTCCACAACTTCAATCGCCGCTAAATCCAGAAAGCCGCCGCCACTGTGCAGATCATCATGCGAAAAGAATCTCGCTTGTGAAGCATTCTTCGCGCTCACAACCGCATGTCGACCGTTCCAACTGCATCGCCACGTCGGGTAAGTAAATTTCAAGCTATTCGCTCGCCTGGAATCAGCAAAAGCAAACGGAACCATGCCCAGCATGATTGTCCAAAGGTACTCTGGCTTGACATCGCGCCTGCAGTCGATCACGTTCCATAATCGAGTTGCTCGCAACAATGCCGCGCGGCGATGACCTGTTTGCCACAGCTCGTTAATCTTTTTGCATTGCGAAATGACGATTAATTGGTACTTATACATTCTTAGACACTCCCAAAAAATTAAAATGCCGGAGCCTATCCCGGCGGTGAAGGCGAAAACAAAAAACTAGTCCACAATCTTAGCCCAGGCCGCTTCTAGCTCACCGCACCCGAAGTCATCGACTGTGAGCAATAAATCCAGTTCCCAAATCGTTGCTTCAATTGCTGCGGCGAGCGTGTCAGCCTCGATTCCTTGGCAAGCAACGAGTCGCTCGCCGCTGCTCGCTTTGTAGGCCCAGCCTTCATTGTTGCGATCTTGGCTATCCCAGTACACTCGGACTTCAGTAATTTGATTTGTCATTGTCTCTACTCCCAAAAAAACTAAAATGCCGGAGCCTACCCGGCGAAAGGCTAGCCAACGTAAAAATGATCCGACACGGAAGCAATCTGCGACACCTCGTTCCAATCGTCGGAGTCTGCTTCTTCTTCAGTCACTGCTTCACTTGTCTGGTTCGCATAGAACAAGACGTTTTCTTCCGCTATAGCTCTAGCCTCCCGTGCATTGTTAGCAGTCACTATTGCCACTGCCATACGGGCGCACATTGATTGATTTGCTGCGTTGCTGCCGTTTCGGTAAATCAAAAATCTTTGCATTGATTCATTTCCTTATTGAAAAAGCCGGAGCCTACCCGGCGAAAGGCAGAACCAAATCATGCTTAGAGCCTTTCGTATTCGCAAATCGCTGCCTTTTTCGTCTTCGCTAGCGACTTGAAGCAGCAAACGTAAGAGTCTCCACGCAGTTCGTACAGCGTCCCGTTTTCATACCGATACTGATCGAGCTTGTAAGGTTCCGGTACAAAGTATTCCATGAGCAGATTGACTAACGCTTCGCGAGCTTCGCTGACTTCTGTGTGACAAGAGTAGTGACCACCAGCTCCAAGTTCCTCGTTGAGGCTTTCGAGTGACCATTTCGCGATAGCAACATTGATCGCAGTGATCGTAGATTTTCGAGTATCGCGAAAGCCCATCTCAATCAGTTCTGCTGCTTCGCCGATGTGGAAAGTATTTGTGTCTCCGATGCTGATTCCCATCGCACCACCACTGCTGATGAGTTCTTTGATTGCTACTTCGCCGTCTTTTGTACTTTTCATAGTTCTCTATCTCCAAAAAAAACAAACAAACCAACACGCAAACCACCACGCAAATCATCTTTGCATGTTATCGGCGAGCAATCAAGCCTTTTTTGAGGCTTTTCTAAAAATTTTCTGCGTTTCGCATTTCCTCGGTGTGCGGCTCATTTTTAGCTGTCACGCTACTTTATACTACGCTCGCTTTAAAGTCTCGTTCAGTGGTTTTTTTAAGCGATCCAGCAAAAGTGTTATTCCCGAATTTTGTCTAATTTTGCGACTGCATCACCCTCCTAAGCACCACCCAGTTTATTTTTTACAAACGGGCCTACCCAAATTTTAAAATTTCCGCTCATAAACATTCACAGCCTCGCCACCCCCCTCCCCCCTAAAAATCCAGAAAAGCTGACGTATTCCCAAATTTTTTTCTGGAGGGATTGACTTTGCGTTTCCGATATGTATCCTGTCACTGTCGTTTACGTTGTGTTATGCGTTTTTGGTTTCCTTGGAGGTGTTCAGTGGAGTGGTTCAAGGTGATGCTACAAAGCGGCTATGCTAAAACGGTTGAAATCATGCGTGGTCGCCGCTATTACGAAGAAGAGATCTGGGATTGCCAGCCAGAGAAGCGAAACGAGTTCATTTTGCGAATGGCAATTATCGGCAGCGAAGACGGAACAAAGGCTGCATTCATCGCCAAGCAAGTCATGATCGCTCTGTATCAAGCTGGCTATGGCGTTGACCTGATTGCCTTCGGTCGGTTAATTGGGATGATCATTTTGAAGCGTGATGGCGAGCTCGTCACCGATGCTGAGATTGAGGAGGCCCGCGATGCCGTATTACTTGATGTTTGATCTTGCTGTCGTTGCCGTCACCATACTCACTGGCATTTTGGTCGAAAGGATTCTTGGCGATGGACGAAACAAGAAATTGTGATTTTTGCTCAAAAGCTTTTTCACTAAAATTTAAACACAAGAAGCGATTCTGTTCCCCGCGCTGCAACAAAGCTTTCAATAGCCGAATACAGCGTCAAAAGTTTTGTAAAGATGCACACTTAATTGGTCGATTTCGCTGCAGTGGTTGCGGCGCAATGAATTTGTATCCAGATTGTTTAGCATGCCGACTTGAAAAGAGAAAAAATGAGCGTACTTAATTTAGTTAAAAGCGGAAAGCAGGATAAGCCAAGAAAAACACTTCTTTACGGTGTTCACGGTAGCGGCAAGAGCACTTGGGCATCGCAGTGGCCTAAGCCATTGTTTTTGGATCTAGAGAACGGTGTAGCGGATTTGGACGTTGTGTCAATCAATTGTCACGACTCCATTGATCTGGCTTGGGGAGCGATCATCGAACTGTCCGGTGAGCATGAACTACAGATTAAAACGGTTGTTATCGACTCGGTGGACTGGCTAGAAAGGCTGATCAGCGAAGACATCTGCCGTAAAGCGAACAAGGACGCGCTGAGCGACTTCGATTTCGGTAAAGGAAAAGGCAAGTTGATTGCAGCGTTTTCCAAAGTCCTCAAAGCAATGGAACAGCTCACGATCAAGGGCTATCACGTTGTACTACTGGCTCACGCCGATGCCAGCAAGGTCGAGCCACCGGATTCGGCTTCCTACCATCGCTACGGGCCAAAGCTAATGGATGCGATTGCCGAAATGGTGCAGGAATGGTGCGATGAGGTTTTGTTTGTTAATTACGACCGCAAAGTGAAGGAGGTGGAGGAAGGGTTTTCGCGAACCCGTGGTATCGCTGTTGGCTCTGGTCAACGTCTTTTGTACACGACTGAAAAACCGTCACACTTGGCAAAAAATCGGCTTAACCTGCCTGACGTATTGCCTTTTGATTTTGCAAGTTACGCTCAATATCTAAACAAGAAACAAGGAAACTAAGAAATGAATTTTGAATTTTCAACCGAAGGCATCGATACCTCAGACCGCTACGCACTCATCCCAAAGGGCGACTACACTGCAGTGGCATCATCTGCCGAAGTTAAGTCGACCAAGTCTGGTGAAGGGCAGTTCCTAGAAGTGAAATTTACCATTGTCGACGGCCCATGTGAAAAGCGTGTCATTTATGATCGTTTCAACTACAAGAACGCCTCTAAAGAGGCAGAAACGATTGGCAAGCAGCAACTTGCTCGATTCCTTGCCGCGATTGGCAAGACGCACATTAAAGACACTCATGAAGTGCTGGACATCTTGCTGACGATTTCGATTGGCGTGCAGACTCGCAAGGACAACGGGGAGGATACCAATCGCATCGTCAAATACAGCAAGCGTGATCTCGTAGCCAGCGTCACTCAAGGCTCGCCAAACAAGCCTTGGTAATTTTCTCAAACCCACCGTGGTGGTCGCTTTTATACTTTTGACGACCAGTCGGTTAGTGCGCGGTAAGTGCTAGGTGTCATTGAAGCCAAACTACCGTTTGAGCGAAACTTCCGCGCTCCGTTTTGCTAGGTGTACGCAACACCTAGCTTTTCTTTTTTTATGGAGTTGTCTTATGGAAATCGATGCCCGTTATTATCAGCGTGCTGCTGTACGAGAAACTTGGTCATACATGAAATCTTCAGGTGGTAATCCATGCATCTGCATTCCTACGGGCGGCGGAAAGACCATCGTCATGGCGATGCTGGCGAAAGACTGTCTCGGCTGGGGCAAGCGTATTGTGATTGCCACACACAATCAGGAACTGCTGCTTCAGATTGAAGCAACGCTACTGCGATACGGGATGCCTTGCGGCATTTACTCAGCCGGCCTTGGCAGACGCGATACCGAGCAAGATATCATCTTGGTGGGCATTCAGTCTGGCTATCGCTGTGCAGGACTTTTCGGTTTTCGCGATGTGGTTTTTATCGATGAGGCTCACAGGATTAGTCCCGAAGACAACTCGATGTATTGTCAGCTGTTTCACGGGCTTATGGAGCTGTCGCCAAAGCTACGCATCATCGGTTTGACTGCAACGCCATACCGCATGAACGATGGGCTAATCTGCAGCCCCGAAAACTGGCTCAATCAAATCTCGTACGAGGTTAGCGTTAAAGAACTTATTGACAACAAGTTCTTGTGTCCGCTTCGCAGCAAATCATCGCAGCTTTCGATTGATACAAGCCAACTGAAAGTCAAGATCAACGATTTTAGCGAAAGCCAGCAAGAAGATATGTTCCTGGCCCGCGCCAACGAAATCATCGCTGATCTTTTTGCTCGGTGTCAAACATATCAAAGAAAAAGCATTCTTGTTTTCTGCGCCGGTGTGAAGCAAGCATTCGACGTTAAGGAGCGATTGCAAAAACTCGGTGAAGTCTGCGGTGTGATTACCGGCGATACAAAAGACTCGATCCGCAAAGAATATCTTGATGCTTTTAAGTCGCAAGAAATTCGATGGCTAGTCAACGTCAACGTGCTGACTGAGGGCTTTGACGCACCCTGCGTTGACACAGTTGCTTTACTCAGGGCTACGGTATCGCCTGGACTGTTTTATCAGATGTCTGGTCGAGGTCTTAGGCTGCATCCAAGCAAAGAATACTGCCTCATTTGCGATTACGGCGAGAATCTAGATCGTCATGGGCCTATCGACGCGATCACACCGCCAGGAAAGAAGGGATCCGGTGGCGCTAAAACAAAGTCTTGCCCGACTTGCGAAGAAGTCTTGCCACTGCGAACTGACATTTGCCCAGACTGCGGGTACGTTTTTGCTGACGCAACCGAGCGAGCTAGTCCTTGGGAAAAGATCTCCAATCGTCCGACTGATGCAGATGTAATTAGCGACAATAAGCCGCCTGAGTGGATCACAGTGGGTGCGATGGACTGCGATGTAAATCCTCCCAGAGTCGAAGGTAAGCTGCCAACGCTCAAAGTCAGTTTCTATGCCAATCCGCATCGCCTTGGTTACCCAGTTGTTTCCGTCTGGCTATGCGCCGAGCATGAAGGCTTTGCCCGCTTTAAAGCAGAAACAATCTGGTCACGGCTAAACGGACTCGATCCTTTGCCGCACAGCGTCACCGAGGCTCATAACCTATTGCTCGAGCGATTGGCTTCCGGCGACATCTTGCCGCCTACGAGCATTTTAGTGGGTCGCGATCCGAAAAGCCCAAAGTTTAAAACCCTGCTTGACATGGCATGGGAGGAAGGCGAACCGGATGACGATACTTTTGACATCGATGAGTTCCGCTCAAGCTTGCCAGCAAGCAAAACGAAGGATTTAGAAGACTTTTTTTAGGAGGTTTCAATGTTACCAGCAGAACTTACATCACGCCGCCAGTGGCTCACCTGGAATCTTATCGGAGGAACTAAAGTACCAGTTACACCGTATGGAACGGTTTTTAAAGTCAACGACACTACTACGTTTGCAGATTTCACTGCTGTTGAAAAGCTGGATCGTATTGCTTTCGTTATTACCGAAGACGATCCATTTTACGGCATCGATTTAGACGACTGCATTTTAGAAGATGGCTCGCTAACTGAGCCGGCGCGCATGATCATTTCGATGCTCGGGCCACTGTCGTACTGCGAAGTTTCACCCAGCGGCAATGGCATCAAGCTGATCTCTATCGGCAAAAAGCCAGAAGGCATGCGCTGTGTTTATCACTTAGCCGGTCAAAGACTAGAGATCTACGATCATTCTAGATTTTGGACAATAACCAAGCAAGTTTTTAATGGTCACTTTGAAATAGCCGACTCGCAAAAGTCGCTCGACCTACTGCACTCAATTTTAGGTTCACAGGAACCAAAGCCATTACCACCAAGCCCAAAAGTCTTGCTAAAGCCAATTGGTGACAGCGACCTTCACCGCAGAGCGAGCGATTATCTCTCACGCATCCCGCTGCCAAGCAAAGGCAACATTAACGACACACTCTTCTCGGCTGCCGGTCACCTGCACTCGCTGGTTGATGAGCTCAATCAAAAGCTGCCCGACGAAACCATTTTGCAGATGCTTTTGGCTTGGTGTGGTCACGTTGATCCTGAAATCACTGAGTCGTATGTGGCCGCCAGGGTTCGCACCAGCAAATCCTGCGGCACACCACCAGCGCCGAAGCCACCACAGGAGCCTATCTATCAGCCTGTTGATATCAGCGGCGTTGAAGAGTGGATTGCTAGCCAAGAGCAGACAGAGGACGATGAAACTTACATCGAGTCTTTAGTCCCGGAGAAAGGGCTGATCCGAGAGATTTATGACTACTACTGCGCGACCGCTTTCTATCGCAGCAGCCTCATGGGCATGGCAACCGCCATGTCGCTTGTTGAAACACTTTTTGGTCGCCGTGTTCAATCAGATAACGGCTGTAGAACGAACGATTTTAACGTGGTGCTGGCTGCAACAGGCAACGGCAAAGAAAACTGCGAACGAACGATTAGCCGAATCCTGACAGCCGCCGATGCCACCAATCTTATCATGCCTAGCGGGGTGCAATCAGG